GGAAAGAAAGGCAACCTTCTTCTAATTCAATTTCTTCGACCCCAGTTTGAACAATAACAGGATTAAAAAGAACAAAATTAGCTGGATCGCCTCTAAAACAAAAAACTCTATAGGGAAGACCAACTTGATTGGCTGCAAGACCCAACCCATTATTATGATACATTGTGTCAACAAGATCCCTAGCAAGCTGACTCGGATCCAAAAATCCTTCAAAATCAAATTCCTCACATGGTTGTGTAAAATGTACTATATCATCTTTTATCAGTGGCATTATTGTCATGCTTCTATAGTCCTTGAAAAATTACTCTTTTTATCAAATTGAATGACGCGCTCAAACTTGTCAAGAATTGCGTCTCTGTGTGAAATAATAAAGACCCTAGTTTCTGGAGCTGCTTGATGCAATAACTTGATCATATTATCGACTCCTTCACTATCCAACGAAGAATCAAGGATTTCATCGAAAACCAGGATATTACAATCCACCGAGTTACGAAGCTTAGCAATTGCCCTCCAAGTGAACAAAATTGCAAGATTTAGCCTCATTTTCTCGCCTTCTGAGAAAGATTCGTAGGAAAATTCATCACGAAACCGTGATTTAATTGTTTCCGAAAATTCTTCGTTTAATTGAAAGTCCACGAAAAAGTCTAGAATCGAAGAATACTTAGCAATGAGCTGATTAATGATTGGTATATAGGTCTTAATGATTCTAGCCTTGATACCAGTATCTTTCAACATTACACCTGCATAACCTTGAAGTGTTCGAGTTTCGTTTAGACCTTCAAGTTTCTTTGAAACATCTTTTAGTTCTTCTTCCAATTCTACAGGCTTTCTGACATCTTGGCAATATGTTACCTTTGCTTTATCGATATCACTCTGAAGTTCGTCAATATAACGTTCTAGGTTCTCTAATTGATTTTCAATTGTTCTTTCTCGCTGATGATAATTATCTATTTCGGTCTGAATTTCAAAAAATTTAGCAACCTGATCCCTTACTTTACTATATTTAGCTTCAAGTTTTGTTAAACCTTCAGTCAATTCTTCTAAATGAGATACTTTCTTATTGAGAGCATTATCTTTGAATGACTCGTCAATAATCTGTGCACAAGTAGGACAGGTATCATTGTCACCTAGGAACTTGATCTCACGATTAATCTGGTTAACTTTAAGCTGAAGTTGATTATTGATGTTGCTAAATTCTTTAGCAGTTTGTTTTACCTTCTCTTCACCATCTTTTAAACGTTCAAAGGACCTAATCTGGAGTTGTATATCAGAGCCTTGTTTATTAAGATCATCAATATTGGTTCGGGCGGTAGCGATTCTTTCTTCTTTTTCGGAAATTGCTTTTTCAGTAGTTTCTTGGATTTCTTTAATATGTTGATATGTGAGTTTAAGCTTTTCATTAATCAATTTCTTTCTGTTATCTTCTTCATATATGTCATATTCAGTAGCCTGAATATCGGTCTTTAGGATGTTATTCATAGCAGTGAAGATGCGCATATCAAGCAAATCTTCGATAATATCCCTACGCTGTCCTTTTGCAAGGGCCATAAATGGTGTAAAAATAGCTGAACCTAGAACGAAGATTTGACAAAATGATCTCCAATTAGTACGAAGTACATACTTTTCAAATGCTTCCTGATAATCTTTGTTATCAGCTTCTTGACTTACTAACTCGTCATTCTTGTGGATTTCAAAAACAGTGGGTTTAACCCCTCTAATAACTTTGAATTTATGTGAGTTAATGACGAACTCGACCTCCACCACGCAATCCTTATTGGTGATAGAATTTGGCAATTGAGTCTTGTTAATATTTCGGAACGGCTTGTTAAATAAACCGAATGAAATGGCGTCCAACATGGTTGACTTACCAGATCCATTTGGTCCAATAACAAGACATGTCTTTGATACATCCAAGTCAATTTCTGTCCATTCATTTCCGGTAGATAAGAAGTTCTTCCAACGAACACGTCTAAGAATAAGCTTTGTCATTTATTTTCTCATAAGTCCTTTTAGCTAAATTCTCTTTCCATGGTAGCATTTGTAAATTATTCTTTTTAGCTACTATTTTTGGAGACAAACCCTTATTAAAACATTGCTTTATTGATTTTATATGGTCTAATTGATATCCTCCTTCTATACCACATAAAGTCCTAATATAATTTTTTGGGTTTATTTCATCTTTATATTTTTGATAAGTTTCTTCTGATAAACGTTGTACTTCTAATTGATATCTATGATATATTGGTAAATTTGGGTCTACAGTTGCATTTCTATATGCTTCTGTTTTCATATATGACCTATCTATATTTTTTAACTTATCTCTATATTCTTTACAACTATTCATACATTTTCTTGAACAATATTTTTTAGTTATTTCTACAGGAGTAACTTCAAAATGTTTATCACAAACTTTACAAAATAATACTGACCAAATAGCACGTTTTGGACTTTTTCGTTTATTTTTATCACGAGATTCTTTAGGTCTACTCATTCCTGGCTAAGTGCTCGCTGGTACAAATTGACAACTAAACTGTCAAGTTTTTCTGAACTAACAACCGTATTGGCTTGTTTAATAAACTCACGAAAAATCGTGAGAGTATCTTTTGCTTCTGTTTCAATTGTAGTATCTGATATCAGATCAAGATTAAGGTGATCATCAACAATAACAACATCTATAGGACCTTGTTCTTCAATACGTGACATAAATTCATCAAAAAGAGGAATATTTGTCTTGCTTTGAACAATTACCTTAATGAATTTCTTTTTGTAAAGAGAGAATTCAAACCTTCCAAGATAAGAATCATTCTTTCCAGAATCGTCATAATATATCTTCTCAAAGGCATTGTGAGGATTTTGTATGAACTCCAACTCTCTAGTTTCAGTATCAAAAATATGGAACCCACGATAATCACCGTAATCAATCCAAGTAAACTGACCAGGACTGCCCAGATAATGTATATTGCTGAAAGAAGACTTGTGATGAAAATGACCGGTATAAACAGCATCAAACTTACGAAAAATTCTTGGGTCATCTCCACCTTCATGAAACATTCCTTTGTGCATTTCAAACCCTGAAATTTCAAGGTGACCAAATACTATTTGAGCTTTAGTCTTTTTGATCAGTTTAAGAGATTTCTCTTTGTTCTCATTACACAACCATGGTATATACAGAACTTTTAAGTCATCAATTATATTCTCAGTAGCAGTATAATATGTACTGATATTAGGATAAGCTCTAAGAAGTTCTTTGAAAGCACTAACACCTGTTATCTGCTTGTAATAGAAATCATGATTTCCAAGGATCACATCCATATCAATTTTACGCTTTTCGATAGGTTCGAGAAAATCTTCTCGGAGCCTTCTAGCTGTGTTAAAATTGATATACTTCTGTCTATCTACAATATCACCTACATGGATAATTTTCTTGATTTTATGCTTATCTATATAAGGAAAAAAGATATTATCAAGAAAGGTCTTCATATTGTTTAGAAAGAATTCTGAGTCTGATCTGATGCCCCAATGTGTATCTGCAATAAGGGCTACTTTCATGCTGTCTTTTTTCTATTTGCTTTTACTAACTGACTAAAAAATGATTGATCGATATAATCTCGAATAGTTTCTAATCGTTCAGCATATGCATCTTTTTGCATATTATTTTTTTCTTCTTCGAATTTTAAAACCAAATCTTGAATTAAGATTGGTACCAAGTGTATTTTATGCTTATCAAAAGACATCTTACTTCTCCATTTATTTCTATTTTACTTTGGCTACTATCTTCCCTTTCACCTTTGGTGGTAAAGCCTTGTTTTGTTTCATTGTAACAGACTTTTCCTTTGCTGTCAAGACAGATTTTTCATAACCTGAGATGATGTTATTGGAAATTTCGTCATTTAACTCTTCTCCTTCGAGAAGGTAGTTATTTTGCCTGTTTTTATGTTTAATAGCATTCTGTTTCTTCTCTAATTTGATGCGATGGAGAAAAGCATTCCAAATGATACGAGAAAAGAAGCCGAACGGATTAGTAGACTTTTTAGGGTTAAAAGTGTTAACCCCAATAACACTATTCTTGATAGCATCAGAAGACATCTCCTGTTTCCACTGAGTAGTATATCCAGAAAAATTAGGTCTTGTTAACATCTTCGCTGTGATCAGGAGTATTGATTGTCCTATATAATTAGAAATAGGAGGATCTTTTCCTGCTACTCTATCGTTATAATATTTGGTTAATGCTGCATAAAGATCTGGATTATTGATATAATTCTTCTTGCGCTCTTTAGCCATGATTAGGTTCCTTTTGTTGCCACCTTATACACTTTAGGATCAAAATTTTCCTTAATATACATCTTAAGACGAATAATGAAGTGTTTAAGTGTGTGGTTCTGTTTCTTATTATAATTTAAATCATCACCAATATCATACACAGTTAGGTGAGTTTTTCCTTCTAGTTTTCGTAAACCACGTCCAATACTCTGTAGTACCTTGACTTGACTTTTGTAGGGAGAGGCGAAAATAATATTGTTAATTCTTTTGACGTTAGTTCCGGTTGAGAATGTACCGTATGAAGCAACAATAATGGCATTGGATTCTGTTTCAATAATTGCCCGCAAATCGTTGCGCTCATCACCAGAAACACTACCATCCACATAGTAGATATTCCGTTCAGAAGTATTTCCCTTAATGTCCTCATATAATGGTTTTCCTTGCTTATCAATAAGCCTGAATAGTATAAGTGTATTACCTTCTAAAGAGGCAGCAAGGTTTCTAATAAATCTCTGACGTGCAGCATTAGATGTAAGAAAATCAATTTCATCATCATATGTTGCTTTGTACAGAAGCTTACTCATAATAGATGGATATTTTAAAAGAATCATTTTAATTTTGAGAGGAGAAATATGACCTTCATCGATCAAGTCAGCAGTACTCTTTTCCTTAAGCACAGGACCAAAAAGACCTTCTAGGACTAATTTATGAGTGATAGTGTCATCAAGAGTACCAGTCCAACCTGTTCGATAGAAGGTATCGACCATTTTTTCCATGATACCCTTCAGACACTTTGCTGTAGCTGTATGCACTTCGTCCACCATTGCAACTTGAAATTCACTGAAGTATTCTTCAGGATTCTTGTAAATACTCTGCCATGTACTAATTACAATAGGTTTGTCGCTTGTTTGCTCTTGACTTTGATAAATTTTATGACAATATCTATCAGAATCAAACCCATAGTCTTTAAAATCCCCAAACATCTGATGTACCAAAGCAACTGATGGAACAACAAGGAGTGTCTTTGCCATATAATATCTTATGAGCATATAAATCATAAGAGATTTACCAGAAGATGTAGGAGAAAGTACTAATCTTCGTTCATCCCTAACACAATCAGCAAAGATTTTCACCTGATAATCATAAGGTGTAATGTGTTTAGGTAAATTAAGTGTTTCAATGAATTTCTTAGCTTCTGCTATAGAATATTCATTCCTTAAGTTCTCAAATTCTAACTCATAATCACGTTCAGTACAAAACTTTTCTATATGATGTCTTAGACCAGCATAAAGTTGATGGTTTCTGATTGAGAACAAATTTATATCCCCACTCCAAAGCTTTTGTTTGAAGAGAGGATGGTACATATAACCAGGTACCTTAAACGTGAAGTATTCTTTCAATTCAGACGCTATGCCTCTATCGCAGATAATCTTGTCGTAAGAGGCATTGATAGGTTGAATTATTAGCTTGTCACTGATACTTCACCGCCTTCAACAATTTCCAAAGACTGATGTCCATGGACATATCCTTCATATGTAGCTCCAGGTAAAACTTCATAAACTTGAATTTTAGCATCTGTTAAATCTTCATTCCACATATATGCTCTTATATAAATGGATTTATCATAATTTAACTGATCATGTGTAATAGAAACCTTAATGGTCATGTTCGTTCAATAATTCCTGAGTTGATCCATAAGTATAAGAAATATCATTGCTCATCCATGTAGGTCCAAGCGGTCTCCAAGGCCATGGTGTTAACGGTGGGCTTGGATTATAAGGTGTTGCTGGATATACTGGACTAATAGGTTGAGTTGGATACAAAGGTTGAAGTGTTGGCGCCAATGGTGCCATATACTCATTAGGTGCAAAGAATGTCACCTTGATAAGAGTTCCAGCAAAATCATATTCAAACGACTTCACTAAGTGACACTTAGCACCGTTATGATTATCGGCTTTACCGCAATACTTACAAGGCTCCAACTTCATGTCCGTATTTAGGGCTTCCGTCTGCATAAAAATCTGAATCCTTTCCAAAATCTACAAGATAACGCATAGCCATAGCGGCCACTTGCATTGCCTCTAACATTGCTTTTTGATTATAACCTTGATTTCTTTTAATATCGTCCCATAGTTCATCTACTTCTTCAAGAAGAACTGCATAGGCTTCGTGAGCTGAATTAAAGGCTCCATTCTTCTTGGATGCTTTATTAAATTCGTGTATAATAACGTTCATAGCAAGGACATCGTTCATTTTAAGAGCCACCTTTCCATCGTGTATCTGCAATCATATGACCAATAAGGTATGATCTTTGATTGATCGAATCTATAATTTTTGTTAATGTATCAACTTTTTCTTTAGCATAATCTATTTTCAATTGTAGATCATTAATGTGTTTATCAGCATCAATGTAAATAGGAGCATCTTGTCGTAAAACCTTCCCTCTTGCAGGAAGTTCCCAACCTTTTGCAACATCTTCTTTAGAAGGTCCTTGTATATAGAACTCGTGTTTTTTTAGTTTTAGCTGCCTCATTTGTGAATTAAGATAACGAAGCTTTAGGTTTTCATCTGTATAGATTGCAAGATATCTGTGATGGAGAACTGGTACTTTAGTCCCTTCTAAGGTCAGTTCTGAACTATCCATGATAGAATCAGCCTTCCATAGTGCAAGGATTTCAGCTAGGTTCATCTTTAGGCATTCCGCTTTCAGTTATTTCATAATATGTAGTAATAAAGGTTCCATGTGGAAGTTTTTGTAATTCAGCAAACGTACAAATACCACCTCTAATCACTTTTGCATTACCTTGTTGATCTGTATAATGAAATACAGTCCAACCAGGAAATTTCATATCCGGGCAAGAATCTTTAATATGAATGACTTCTTTTGTCATATGTCAGATGCTTTTCGCGTTTCGCGTGACTGCTTAGCTGCAGTTTCAACCTCTTTAAATGTTATTGCAGGCTCATGAACATTTATAACTTGCCAACCTTCTTCCCACCCAATTGATTCTTTAAGTCCGACAAAAGACCATTGTTCGGCAAATTCTTCGGGAATGAATGACGTTTGTCTTTCATTTTTTCGTTGAAGGAGACACTGTTTATAAAGAGTTTTTTTGTTATTTGACATTTTTTCTCAAATCCTTTGCTAGAATTAGCTTAGGTTGACCTGGTTGTCGATGTTTTGGGTTAAGTATATATATACCTGCTAGGATACCATAAGGAGTAGCTTTACCGCAGAAACGATTAGCAAGATAAGGATATCCTAATTTTAGGAAGAAGATTCCGATATATTCGAAGAAGTAGAACTTGGCTGCATAAATTCGATTCTGGGACAAAACTTGCCTTTCTTTGCTTTTACCCATTCAACAAAAAGGTTTGGTTTGGTAGTATTTCCTTCAATTTTATCATGAAGGTATTTGAGCATGTATACTACACCAGATCCAACTGCAAGGCAGAAAGAAATTGTACCTACTATAGATGCAAATTGAATTGGGTGAAAAATTAGGAATGAAAATAACATTGCTGCTAACAATCCTATTAGCAAGGTCTTCGTGAACGCATAAATACAGATACGACCAAGTTGGCACAAATTGGTACCAGTTTTTAGGCCAGAACGTCTACTATACTCTTCATCATTGTAAGGTGGTAATTTTAATATCTTATTATATCCATAACGAGTACAACCCCAACGGATCCAATATTTTACAAACCAACTCTCAGGATCGAGAACAATCATAATATATCCTTTCAAAGATATGTTGAAGTTAGTATTATATGTGAAAAATCGTCAGATGTCAAGAAATATCTTTCCATAATATATTCCTTCAATTGTACGATTTCACTTGACACGGCAAAAGTCTCCTGTTATAATCAGGTGTGGTTTTTGAATACCAAGGGTTGTTCTACATAATGCTTATAATGAATATTTAAGAAGTAATAATATCATTAGGATCCGGATTAGGTGTTCCTGGTTTGAGATTCTCAATCTCAAAGTAATGATACGAGAACGTAGCAGAACACATTGCATATAGCACACCATCTGCATCAGAGGCAAATGTTACAGCACTTAAGGCATTTGGGAATGCGTCATGATAAACAATTTCAAACGTAGGAACCCTACTAGAATCAAGAATAACAAGAACTATTTCAGATAAAATACCCTTATCACTATATTTTGGTACATCCCGAAGGACACCATATTCCTTGAGATTAGTACTGTGATGCGCAGCATGGAACCAATTGTATAGTTCTAAGTAGTTGAGAAGATTTTCTGTTACTTTGAACTCAATTTGAAGTGGTTCATATTCAGCAGGTCCACCAGGCATTGGCCTGGAAATAAAAGGATTTTGCTGAATTGCTGGAGGTGAAGATACCCCTGGCAGATTTACTTTCTGAATATAGAACTGAATGTTAGGAGCTCTACGAAGTAGAAATTTAAAATTATTTGGATTAAGGAAATTAGTTTCAGTGGGTTGCTGATCAAGAGCGGTCATGCTAAGGTCTCCCTGACAATTTCAATGTCCGCTAGGCGGGCTTTTTTCTTAGTGAAAGGATGCTTTCTACGATATTCTACTTGAGATTTTCGATCAAGTTTCTTCCACCAATTACGAAGACCTTTTGGTTTATAAATTTCTTCTGAAAGTAATTCGCTAAAACGCTTTAATATCATTATAAGACCCTTGTTTTTAATATTTATCAAAAAGGAACAATATGCCGACTGAACAAGAAGAAGAAAAAGAAAAAGAACCTTTAGGTGTTCTTGTTATAGGACTCATAACCATGGTTGTAGTCCTCATAGTAGCATGGTCTTGGATATTTGTAGGGGTAGCACCTAAAGTGGCATCTTGCACTATATCAGGCGGTAACTATAGTATATTATATCATGGTTGTTATGATACAAATGGAAACTATATAAGGATGAAAAATGATAAAACCAAAAACTAAAGAAGTGATTGAAGATACTCCTTTCATGAAGGCTCTTCAAGCTTATAATAAATCACCGACTAAGAAAAATGCAAATCTTTTTGAGTTTGAAACACGAAAACTTGTTATGGCAGGTATTTTACATGCTGAGAATCTTCGTTTAGCTCTAATGCAAACACAGTTTAAACCTGCACCAGCACCTTTTGAAGATGAACAATTAAAGGATGAATACAATGGAACTCATGCCTATCCAGATGAAAACTGATATTACAGTAAGAGATTTTGAAGTTAAAGATCTTCCTGTTTGTTGGGATATCTCTCTAGATCTTTGGGGTTGGGATATAGCTGAAAAAATTGAAGATGAAATGATGGATAAATTTGATACTCCATCTAAATTTCCACCTTACTTCTGTGTTGCTGAAACTGAAGGAAGAATAGTAGGGTTTTCAGGTTGCCGCCGTGCACTTGTTATGTCAAATGCATGGGAAATGATCTGGAATAATGTTCATTTTGATTTTCAACGTAGAGGTATTGGTAGGTTAATGATTGAATATCGCCTTGAACAGATTAAAAAGAAAGGTGGTACTATTGTTTTTACTATGACAAAATTACCACAACTTCCAGGTGGATCAGGATTTGAAATAGTATCTCGTATTGATGGGTGGTATTTGATGGTAAATAAATTAGGATCGGTGGATATCACATGAATACAGAACGTCAGGAACTCTTAGAATATATCGATAAGAAAAACAATACTATTGATACAAAAATAGTATTTGATATCATCTATGGAATTATTCAAAAATTTGCTTATGAAGTTTTAGATGATACTATAAATTACTTAATGCAACAAGTAGTGAATGATGTTTTTCATCGTTTAGAACAACAAAAACAGAAAGTACTTTATGCGGTGGATAATGGTATTATTGTTGGGGCTATAGTATCATTTCCAGGTGAAAGATCTGTTAAAGTAAGTTGGGTTAGAGAAGATGGTAGAACCATAGAATAACAAAAAAGGGCCCTTTTGAGGCCCTTTTTATTTGTCGGTAAGTAGTAAGACTTACATAATATTTGTAACAATGGTACGACGATAGTACAAGTTAGAATCCTGTACAAGTGCACCACCGTTAGAGTTAACACCAGATGCAAGACCACCTGTTGCGTATGGGTTTGCTTCCATACCATAACGTGTCTTGAAACCAATCTTAGGCTGGAAGGTATTTGGATCTACTGCACGAACCATTTGCAACGGAACGTATGGGCAGTAGAACAATCCTGCGTCGAATGGATTCGAACCCTTATAACCCATGGTCCAATAGTTGCCACCAAGTGCATATGGATCGATGAAGACTTTAATTCCACCCTGAAGAGTACCCGCATAAGTGTTACCAGTATCGTCAACTTGAAGTGAAGTTTGAAGTGGTGTGTTAGTAAGAACGCCGGTCATTTGTAGCGCGGATGCAATATCCGAAGTACAAATCATGACGTTACCCTTACCTCGACGTGTATCACGCGCAATCTGGTTAGCTTCAAGAGCAATACGGAAGATCATACCCTTGAACTTTTCACCCATCCAACGACCGTTGGAATCGGTATCAAGATCGAAGATACCAGCTGTTGTAGTATAAGTCTGGGATCCAGGAACCGCTGTAACGTTAATAGTACGAACAACTTCACGATTGATTTCTGCAAGAATTTCACCAGAAAGAATTGAAGACAATTCTGATTCTGCATCAAGACCATGAAGAGCCTTCAAGTCCTGAGCAAGTTCCATAGAATATTCAGCCTTCAAAGCACGAGACTTTGCAGTGACTGTAACCTTTTCAATGGAGAACGACATTTCTGGGAAGATAGCAGTTGTGTTAGAACCCAAACCTTCAACTGTGAAAGTGTTAAGACCACCACCAAAGTTGTATGTTGAGTTACCTGCACCATTAGCACCTGCTGGAAGTGTACCTTGGTTATTAGCAGCACCACCAACTGTGGTGTTTGATGTATAACCTGTTACAGAGTTCGCAGTAACGTTTGCACCACCACGAGCGGAGAATGCTGTGTTAGCTTCGTTATAGAACGCTTCTTGTCCTACCTGGTTTGCATAACGAGTACGCATTGCAAAGATAAGACCTGTTGGTCCTGTCATAGCCTGCACACCTGCAAGTTCGTAAGCAATTAGGTTAGGCATTGAACGACGAAGCAAAGACATGATAATTGGATCGAATGTATCGATGTTACCAGCACCTGCTGTTGAAGATGAGGTACCCATTGAGTTAGTTGGTGCAGCTTCGTGCAACATAAACTGTGAGTGATCTCGATATTCGCTAAGCGCAGTTTCTGTATTTTCAAGAACCTGTGCGGTGATTACTCGACGGTGACGGTCGGTAATTGCTGGCATGTCCTCATGCTCAAGAACTTCCTTCCACTTAGCTTGGACTTGCTCAGACAACATGATCATTTTTTATTCTCCTTAAAGTTTCTTATTATTATTTATGCGAAAGGTGTTTTTATTAACCGCGAGCTGTACGACGAATTGCTTCAACATATGACTTCATTTGTGGTGAAGAATATGTCTTTACTTCTGTTCTATTATCTTCACTTACTGTTTGAAGATCTTCATTAAGTGTAGAAGGCTTCTTTGCCCCTTTAACAAAATTGGATTCTTTGATAATTTCTACCTTACCAGTAAATTCAGCCATATCATCTGTATCGATGGTAGAAGCCATTTCACGAAGTTTCTCTTTTTCAACAAGAGTCAAACCTTCACTCAAGCTATCAACAATATCATAACGCTCAAATGCTTCTACTTGTGCACGAAGTTCTGCATTTTCAGTCATAACATCATTAAGGCGAGATTCGGTTTCTTCAACTGTTTGTGCAAGTTGATCAACTACATCTACTTGATCTTCAGGAATGTCAAGGTTGTTCTCTTCGAATACCTGTTTGATACCAGTCATGAACTCAGTAGCAATTTCATTACGAAGAGCTGACTCAACTGCTACTTCATTTTCTTCAAGCCACTTGTTTGCAGTATAATCAACATAGTTGTCAATTCTTTCTACAAGTGCTTCGACTGCTTCATTGATGGATTCTTCGAATTTGATTTCGTTCTCTTCTTCGATACGTACAAGCTCTACACCAATACGAGCATTGATTGCTGCTTCGAAAAGGGTCATTGAACGATTCTTGAATTCTTCTGAAAGATCTTGTCCTTCGAAGATTGTATGAAGATCTTCTTGAAGAGCATCTTGCAATGCAGCAACGATTTCTTCACCATGTGTCTTGATTGTTGAACGATTATGTTCTGCAGATGCGCCTGCTGGAAGGTTACGAGCTTCTTTACCAATTAAGTCGATTGATTGTGTGAACCACTTGGTAAGATCTTCGCCTGATTTAACTTGAGCTACATTAATAACTGCAGCTAGATGTTCAAGCTTTGATTTTGGATTTGGGGTAGGGTTTGAACCTGGGGAAAGAGAATCCGCAGCAGTTGTTTCATCAACCTGACCTTCATTTTCCTTAAGAATTTTCTTTACCATTATTATTTTCCTTTGCAAAGTCTTGATTAATTATTTATGGTTTATACTGGTTTACTACGCAATTCACGAAAAAAGGATTCCATAATCGCAAATTTCTTCTTTTCAATTTCATCCATAGTCATCTTTTTAACTGCCTTGATTTTAGCTTCTAGGACAGTACCATCGATTGGATTGAAAATATAATCACGGTTCTCAAAGATACCATTAACATATGCATCTGGTGCAGATGGATCAGCAACTACGTCAATAGCAAGGAGCCGAAGGTCGGATTGAACCTCATTAAGACCTTCAGATATAGGTTTTAGAGATCCAAGTGCTCGAGTTGATACACCAAGATTGGCGCCATCCTTAAGAAGACCTTTTACACACTCTCCCATTGGGGTAGATGCAATTTGAGCCTTACCAATGAAGTTATTACCCTCTTGACGAAGATTTTTGATATGCACTGCAACACGATCAAGGTTAATACTAGGACCTTCAGGATGATTTAATTCTCCGTAAGCTCTGTTCTTGGATACATTTTCTGTCATGTACCTAGTAACTTCCTTTTGAAGAATGTCAATAGGATAAATTCTTTTATTACGGTTAGGAATAGCACCTTGACAGAATACACCTTCAAGGTATTGCTTCTTGTTCTCACCTTCTCCTTCAGTAAGGATGGTAAGTGGAGAATCCAAAATTTCAGTAATCAGTTTCATTAGTTATTCCTAATTTTTGTAATTATATTTATGTACTCTTGACCGGCACAGCGACCATAGAAGCACCATTAACTGTATCAGTTGGATTTTTTCTAACATATACTGCAGTTGCTGCAGCAATAGTAGCACTGACGGCATTACCACCTGTAGAATTAGCAATAGTAAGAACACCAGCTCCTGTATTAGAGTTAAATACTCGTATCAAAGAAGAATTTGCTACTGTATTAGCAGGAGAAATCGATACTTCAACTCCATTGATCCTTAAGAATTCAGTCATTGTTTTGGTCTTTCCTTTGTATGTCAGTAAAGGTATTAACCTTCCTAGCCTTTAACCATTGATTGAGTGATTTGTTAGTAATCTTCTTTGCAAGCTTTGCAAAGGCAACATCTTCTTTCCTGATACCAGGACGGCTACCAGCGACTGCACCTACAATAGCAGGATGAATTCCAAGGTCCTTTGCAACGTCATCAGGGTGTTTTCCAGCTGCAAGATGAGTAAGGATGTTTGCATCTCTATTCTTCAAGAAGTTTGTTGTTTTACGCTGCATACGTTGAAAAGTAGTGAGTTTCTTAGCTCCTAAAGTAACTTTAGTGCCTTCATCAATATCTTCTTTTTTCATCTTAGAAACTTTCTTTGTTTTTCTCTTTTTATAGAGAGCTTTAGCTTTATCAAGAGCTAATGTACTTGCAGCTGATCCAGCAGCACTAGTAACTATTCCTGTAGCAAGATCAACTAATGTTGGAAGATGATTAACATCCCATTCATTAAATATACTTGTTCGCCATTTCTTTTGATAACCTGGTGCTGATTTAACATCTACTTGTTTAGCAACAGTATTATCAATGCTTGCACCAGCAGCCTTGCCTTTTTTCTTAGTTACAGTTGGTTGATTGATATTTGTTGCTTCACCAAGTTTTTTGATTTTAGTAGTAACATTTCCTGCACCATATTTCTTCTTTAAAGAAGCAACATGAGATTTCATTGATGCTTCTGAATTATGATAAAGAGTAGGAATTTTTGTCTTTAGTGTAGAATCATTAGGCCATACAGTAGAATCTGTTTGGTGAGTAGCATTATCTTTCTTGATAATAACATTACCTATACCTTCTTTAACTAATTTGGTCTTCATCTTTTCCCAACCACAATTACAATCGCCACCATGTCTGTGATCACAATCGCTAGAATGAGTACCATGAGCAGGGGTCATTTTCATCTTACCTGCTTGAATTTTAGTTTTCCCGCAGTCACAATCTCCACCATGACGGGCAGAACAATCATCAGTGTGGCGTAGCATATAACCCTCATTACGAAGTTTTCGTGCTTTAGCACTATCTTGCTTAGCATATTGAAGATTCATTTTGATATTTGGTTTACCAACTGGACTCTGTCCCGAAGCCATATTACTTAAACGCCTAGCTCTATGAGCATTGAGAGAAGCAACAGCTTTTTCTTTAGTTCCTTTTCCAGCAGCTTGACTAGCACGACTATGTGCTTGACCTACTGCATTAATGCCACCTTTACCTAGTAGTTCATCTAGACGATCGTGCACTGAAATTATCCTTTATTCATTTTAGAAAGTGTTAGGCCTAAACGAGCACGTCGTCCTGCTGTACCCGGTGAATTTTTATGTTGCACCATATACTCATGAGTAGATTCACCGGCGCGCTTTGCTGCAGCTTTTTCTACACCAGGATGCTTGATAGCACCGGCGATCCAATTCTTTTCTGAAAGATTAGTTTCTTCTTTTCTAGGTGAATATTTTGCTGGTTCTATTTTTTTATTTAATTTTTTATCAGCTAAGGAAACACCAGCATACCTATTATCTACTTTTTTCATAGGAAGTTTTCTATGACCTTGAGCATCTGATGCTTTAGAAATATAAGAAGCTAAAGTATTGGTTGAAACTTCATTCAAATCTACACCACGAATAAGAGCTGCGAAGTTAGAAACAGTTTCGATATAATCAACACCTTCCTTCATACCACACTTCTTTGCATGATATGCAGCGATTTTAAGGTGCTTAGTAGCAGCTTTCTTATATATTTGATGAAGTTCAGCATGGTGATCACGAAGAAGAGGATCTAATTCTTTGTTAGAATGCATCAACGAGTTTGAAGCTTTACGATTAGCTTCTACTGCATGTTGGCTGTGATTAATGAAAGCATCAGAATGCATCCATCGTTCATGATCTTCTTCGTTCAATTCAGAATTTGCTTCTACAATAGCCTGATGAAGATCTGAATTATCTTCTTCATCAAAATCTACTGCCATTACATTTATTTCTTCTTCAGAAGCAGCAGTTAAAGGACCACCTGTACGTTCATTCTTATTAGTGATTTTATCAACATCATCATTGGTATCCATACCTTGACGGGTTGCTGACCTATTGATAGTCTTTACATTTGTAGCTTGATAAAGTTCATCAGTATTCTTAGCACCTGGT